AAAATGATAACGGGCGTAAAACAGCGGGGAAACAATGGCACGCCATAAACTCACCGGACCCGGCCCTGGCCGACCGAAAGGCTCAATGAACAAGGAGACCTACAAGGGCAGGGCGCTCATGGGGCTCGCTCGCGTTATGGATGAGCAGGGCACCGAGACTGGCCGGTCGTTACTCGATGACTGGATGTACGGCTATGTCACCACTGCAGCTAAAAAACCCGATAGCTGGCAGTCTCGCCATTTAGCTGACATCCTCGTAGGGCCTAAATCGCTAGAGGAGCTTGATGCATGGCGAGGTCGAGCGCTCAAAGAGGACGCGGATTTCGTCCTCTACCGCATCCATCGGCAGGCTTTTGATATCCAGCAGGAGATACTGCTCTCCAGGGTCCCGCTAAAATTGCTCATGGCCGGTAGACGGGCAGGCAAAACAACGACATTCCAGGCGGTGACAGCTACTCACCTCGCGCAGGGTCACCGAGTGCTGTACATAGGCAAAACTATCACCACGGCAATCAGTCAAATGTACGAGCCAGTTATGGCCCAGCTCCGAGACCTGGGAGTGGAGATCGAGGAGCATCACCGCAACGAGGGGGTGATCCGTACACGAGACGGAGCGGAGTTCCAGCTTCGCGGTAATTCCTCCACCGAAGAGCGGGAAAAACTTCGCGGGGAGAAGTGGCATTGTGTCATCATAGACGAGTGTCAGAGCCAGACAGCTCTATCATATCTACGCGAGGATATCATAGAGCCGATGCTGGTAGATTACAGTGGAGAGCTGTACATGGGCGGCACCGGCCCCCGAGTCCGTGGGACCTATTGGGAAATGGTCTGGTCAGAGGACGCGCACGCTCGGCGCTGGAACTGGTCGCTGCAGGGCAACCCATTCATCCCCGACCATCTGGAGGTACTCGCGCAGATACGAGCGGATAAAGGGCTCACTGAGTCAGATCCGTTGTACGTGCGGGAATACCTCGGAAAGATCGCCTATGATGATGACGCCTTGGTGCTCAGGCTCGGAGCTGCAAACTATTACGATATGGCAGAGCTTGAGGCATGGGTCAAGTCGCAGCCTCCCAGTGACATACGGCTGACGGCAGGGCTTGACTTCGGGTTCGCCGACGCGGACGCATTTGTGATTATCGCCTACTCTATCAGCCGCCCGGAACGGTATGTGGTGTGGCAGTACAAAGCGCGACGAACGGGGCTAACAGAGCTGGTGGACGCGATCCGAACGGGGATGACCTCGACCACCAATCTGCCGGCGCTGCGCAACGTACCAAACAAACAGATCAACATATTCGCCGACACAGCGGGCAAGAAAATGACCGTCGAACTGTATACGCAGTACAATCTACCGGTGTACGACGCCTACAAGGCAAACAAGGACATGGGTATCGAGTTGCTACAGGCCGAGGTTCGCACAGGCGCGTTCAAGCTGGCGAAGGGCAGCGACCTTGACGAGGAATGCATGCGTACCGTATTCGCGCGTGACGAGCTTGACAACCTCACGAGAGAGATAGACGATACGACCTACCATCCAGACGTGATGGACGCGGTATTGTACTCGCTGCGCGGGGTGTGGATGACGCAGAAGCCGACGGAGGAAACCAAATGAAGCTGACTCGATTCGAGATATGGGCTATCATCGTAATCATCGCGTATGCCATATCGTTGGCCGTTATCGGCGGGATTGCTCCACGAGTAGGTGCCAACCGTCCGCACGGCCTGGTGCTCCATGATAAACCGGGTATCGTCCTCCAGATCGCCAACTACGCAGGAGAGTGATAGATGATCAAACGATTGATTGCTGCATATCGGGCAGCCACGAAGCAGGAACGGACGATCAGCGCGTACAATAAGCTCGTCAACCACAAACTGGATTACATCATCCTTCAGGAGATCGCCGACAGCGTATCCACGCGAGATATCGTGATACGGGTAACTCTCACCGATGGCACGCGCATTGACACGTTCACCAACCACGAGACGCGAGCGAACAAGATGCGCGATAAAATGAGCGCGGAGAGCGAACAGATGGCCGACATGATAGCAGGCATGGAACGCAACATGTTCCCGGGTGCGCGTTAATGGCACTATCAGAATCCCGCGTGCTCTCCGACATCGGGGAGATAACGAGCGACCTTCAGGCGCGGCAAACAAAATATATCCGCAACTACAATCGGTACGTCAACAATGGCTATCGCCGAGACCAGATAGAGAACCTGTACAACCCTCCGCAGGGGTACTGGTACACCTCGATTTACGCTGACACGGGGCCGGTCCCGGTCGCGAACGTGTTGCGGTCCATCGTTGACACCCTCGATTCGAAATTAGCGCAGACTACCGTTAGACCGTTTTTCAACCCGGTCAACGGCCTGTGGACTACCCGGAAAGCGGCACGGGGAGCGCAGCAGTTTTTCGACATGTACTTTGACCAGCAGCACCTGTACCACAAGGGGATTCTGTGTCGCCGCGACGCGGGAATATTCGACATGGGGGTCATGCGGATAAACGAGGAAACAGGCGATGTCGACCGCATTCCACCGTGGCAATATTTTTTCGACCGCGCAGAGTACAACTATGGCGAACTGACTCGGTGTTTCTTTCGCTTCCAGCAATACCCTATGGTCTACCTGAAGGACAAGGACTGGCTACCACGCGAAACAAAAGAGCGCATTGAGTCCAACCCGATCAAGAAGTGCGAATATGTGTGCTACTACGATTTGGCTGGCGGCAAGAAGCACTGGCTCATCGACGGAAAGATAATCGCGAATGAGAAAATAGAGTTCGACAAACCGCCTGCGATAGTGACGTTCAACACGGCTCCGGTCAAGGGCGCATACAGCACGAGCACGATGGACAACCAGTACACCGTGCAGACGATGATTGATATGATCCTTGAGCGCATAGAGCTTGCGGTAGAATTGAACCCGGCCAACGCAATTTTCTTGCCTGAGCAGTCGAACATCAAGAAGAGCATGTTCTCCAACGAGATCGGGGCAATCTACGAATACCGTCCAAGTCCGATGGAAAACGCGGTTCCAGTGATCCTCACTCCTCCGGCGATAAGCGACCAGTACATGGAGATGCTGCGCTATTTTATCCAGCTCGCATACGAGATGGAGGGCATCAGCCAGCTGTCAGCCCAGAGCGTCAAGCCTTCGGGACTCAACTCAGGAGTAGCGCTCCAGACGGTTCAGGATGTGGAGTCTGACCGATTCGAGGTGCTGCTACAGGATCACACGAGATTCTTTATGGAGATCACCGAACGGATCATCGATATTTTCCCCCGCAATACTCCGCTGCTTCCGAAAATGATCGGCCGTACGAACACGACGTGGGCCGACGTTCAGAAGCAGCGGTCTAATTTCTCTATTCAGTTCGCCTCCGCTTCTGCTCTGTCGAAAGACCCTATGGTCAAGATGCAGCAGATCGAAAAGCTCATAGCGATGAAGATCATTCCGCCCGATGAGGCGCCCGAGTATCTGGAATTCCCGGACCTTGAGAAAGTAGAGAGCAAGCTGACGGCGGTTCAGGATGTCGTGGAGAGCATAGTGGAGCGGGCAATCGAGCAGCGCCAGTTCGAATACGACCTCGTGGTACCGGGGCAGGAACTGGAACAGGCGGTTCTTGTGGAGCTGTTCCACCTCGATGCGGTAGACGAGAACCAAAAAGAGATTGACAACCTGAGAGAATTCTACGAGATCGTCCGCGGAAACAACAACAAGATGCAAGCTGCGATGCAGGAAGCAAGCGCTCCTCAGCCTCCAGCACCACAGGGTCCTCCGCAAGGACCTCCGGGTCCTCCGCCACAGGGAGCACCAATGCAGCCGCCAATGGCGCAGGGGCCGACCAATCAGTTGCCCGTGCAGGCTCCGCAGCAGGTCCCGCAGCCAGGAGTTCAACAGTGATTGTGCGAATGTGGATCCCGGAGTGGACATCTATCGAAAAGCCGGTTCAGGCGCAAATACTGCGAGACGTGAAGGACATGGACTGGAAATGCAAACACCAGAAGGATGGCTATGTGAAGCTCAAGAGCTATATCGAGCCGAAAACGAACGTATGGATCGTCGAGATCACGGTGAAAGACAAGACGGTCAAGGTGCCACGACTCGCACGCAGCAGGATAGCATGATCTGGCTGGCCGCTGTGATCGTGGTAATTCTCAAGGGAGGGCCGTACGCGCTCTTTTTTCTGCTGGCATTGCTCGTCATGCGACCGCGATGATGTTACAATTGTTCACTAGGCTATTGACAAACGTATACAAATGTTCACACTGTCAATAGGTAAAAAAGTTTTGGGACTGCGGGAGGGTCCATACTCCTACCTCCTGCGGTCCTTTCCAGCG